AAATACAATATACTCAATAAATGTTTAATAAAATGGATGAATATCAACCAGATGAAGAGAAAAAAAATGTTTTTTTGTTATTCGATTATGATGAAACTATGACGGAAACAAGTGCACAAGAACCTATTTTTGAGCATAATCTACAAAGATTACAAGAAAAATACGGAAAAGATATCATTAAAAAACCAGGAGATTATTGGGGTCTATTAGATACAACTTATAAATTTCCCGAATATGATAGAGAAATTACATATTTACAACAAATTAGAAATGATATACAGGACGGAACTCTTTTAAATTTGAGAGATGAACCTATATGTGAAGAGGATCTTAAAGAATTTGGTGCGATGGTGGAATTAGCACCAGGAATAAAAGAATTTTTAGTTCATATCAAAGAAGAATGGAAAGATAGGGCCAATATAGAAATATATATTATTAGTGTTGGTATGAAAAATATGATATTGGGAGCCGGATTTGAAAAATTAGTTGATGGTATTTATTCATGCGAATTTGAAGTAGATGATACAAGCAAAAACGGTGGAGTGTCTCATATCAAAAAAATCATTACAAGTTTTTCCAAAACGGCATCAATTATAGAAATAGCAAAAGGAGAAAATTTAAATACTATACTGTCGGCAAAAGACTACAGATTTCATTACAAAAATTGTATTGTTTTTGGTGATGGTATGTCTGATTTGTCAGTATTCGGATATCTAAGAAAAAAAGGAGGCCAAACAGTAGGTGTTTACAAGCATGATAGTCGTAAGGCATGCGAAAAGGCACACAAAAAGATAGGATTTTCTATCGATAAGCTTGTTCCAAGAGACTATAGAATTGGAAATTTTACACATCAAATAATTAATAAATCTATTGAATCGTTAATTGATTCTAAAAGATGTGATTTTCCACAAGAACTAATACATATGTACATAAAAGGATCCCTAGAAAATAAAGATACATGTAGATTTGTAGAAAAACATGTTAAAAAATGTAAGCAATGTAGTTTGTCGTTACATTTAGAATTAGTACCACCAAGATAAATCATTTTATTTAAATATTTTATTGACATTAATAAAAAAATGGAAGCGGATTTGGAGAAATATTATACATTCAAATGCAAAAAGTGTTTTGAATATGTTTCGTCTTCATCAAAAGAACATGGAGCATATGAACCATATGGTGTATGTGGATATTGTTATCATTCCCCTACAAATTGTAATCAATGTGGAAAAACTTGGTCAATAGAAAGTAAACAATCAATGTTTTGTTCTTCGTTATGTAACAGATGTGTTAATAATCCGAAAATTGTTATAAAAATTTAATGAATAAATTTTTTTTTATTAGTTATTTGACTTAAAGAAAATAATTTTAATTAAATATAATATTAATGGCTGGGGGTATACTGGAGTTAATTGCAAAAGATATATATTTACAAAATAATACATATGATATTTCGGTAAAAATTAAATACAAACCTGCTACTCATAATGTAGACGAAAGTATAATTGTATTACAAAAATGGATTAAAAATATATATCCAAAAATAAAAGAAATGAGAACGACCAAATTCACAAATACTTTTATAATAAAAATATAATCACTTACGATAAAAATTGAAATAGATAATACTTGTAATATCACATGTACATATGATATTTCATAATTAACATAAAATTTGTTAAAAAGTAAAATGGTAAATATGAGAACCGTAATTTTTTCGTGCAAACTATTTTTTGGATATAAATGCACAATTGATTTAGATGAATGCGAAAGCTGTGATGATATTATAAACTTGTCGGTGATTAAACTAAAGGATATTTTCGTGACAAATCATTTGGAATTGCTTGTTGAAGAATTGGATGGAATGAAATTTCATATTCACGATGTTTCATTTGAGGATATTCTTTTGGCAGATGATCCAGAAGAAGTGATATATGTTTGTGACCATTGTACAATTTAAATCTTATTTTTTTATTAGAAAATATACAAATTTATTAACACATATCGCCAGTTTGTTTATTAATTGGATCGGTATGTATAAATTTATAGTAATCGTCTAATGGTCTTACTGAACCAAGTCCATATCTTTGTTTTTTATGTAAAATATCATTATTTGGTATTGTATCTTGTGGTATATTTAATATATATTTTACCCTTTGTAAACTATTTGATGGTCCAATATAATCCTTTAATTTCCAAAATTTTGGATCATCTTTTCGTGTATAATAATGAAACGAAACATTTGATGTTGGAGTATACATATCATATCCAGCTGTCCAAAGGCGAGCTGAAAGTAAAAATTCTTCACCTTGAAATAAATCAGGTAGATGAGGATCAAATGGTACATCGTGTAATATGTTTGTTGGTGCAAAAATCATTCCTCCAGCACAAAAGTATGTTGGTTTGGCTTTATTTGGTCTACTAATTTGATTAGCACCAGGTATTATTATACCAGTATCATCCCATTTTGCTTTACATGTGTGAGGTGTCACATTTGGTATTTTATTAAGATTTGGATTCTTATTTGCTGGTTTAGTGGGATCATATTCCAATGGATATTGTGTTAATATAACATTTTCTGGATTTAGTGTATTGTTATTTTTTCTTTCTTTTACTATTTTATCATATTCGTCTATTAAAATTTGATCCCAATTCTTCAAAAATCGCATATGAGAATCAATTTGAAAAAAAAACTGTTGTTTGGTACATAATTTCGATGCTAAATATCTTGCATACGTAGGACCCTTTGCATTTTCATGGTGCAACATAGTTCTCGATATTTGTTTTTCATATTTTGGTAAATAACATTCCGAATCTTTTTTAAAATCATTTTGTTCACATATTCCAACGAATATACGAGATGGATCACTTGCTTTATCAAATAAATCTATTAAAGTTTTTGGACATTCTTTGTCTCTATATGATGCTAAAGATACAAATATAGTTCTCTTTTCAATTGGAACACTATAAGCTTCATCTGCACTTACCCATATGGTATTTATTACAAAATAAATTAACGAAAATATCAATATTGATATAAATATTGCGCGAAATTTTTTATTTTTACAAAAACATTCACCCATACTATAATTATAATATATCAACAAAAAAATTCAACAATGTACATTCTATATATTACCCAAAAATCAAGACATATTTTATATTGTATATCAAACATGTACAATATAAAATAGAATAAACAAAATATTACAGACGAATGTTCTTCGGGACAGAAACATTACGAGTGACAACACTGGGAACATCGAATGGAGTTTCAAACATAAAAATGTTATTGTCGGGAGAACCCAACATTTCATTGCTGTACTTCGGCATTGCACCTTCTGAAAGTGCAAACGTCATATGCGGAATCGGGTTCACGCAATGAGGTGATAGTCCAACGATTAGAGCAACTGCCTTCTCATCCCATCCAATTCCAAGAATGCTTAGAGGAACAGTTTGTCCTTCCAAAGGCATCCACGGAGACTCATCAATATCACCCTTGCCACCGATGTAAATTAGAGTACAATGAAGATGCTCGTTGATAGTCTTTCCGCTGTTCACAGATTCACTCATGACACTAATGATCTCAGGAAAAGCCTTGATTTCGTCAACAGCTTCCTTCGGAACTTGAAGAGACCAGAACGTAGTCTTGACTGCCTTCATCACCTTTGTTCGAACCATAGTTTCGTACTCATCTGCGGCAGTCAGGGCTTCAGTAACATCTTCTGGTACGGTAAAGCCATCCGGAAGATATGGAGCCATCTTAGCAAGAAATTCGCGAAACACAACTTCCTTTGACCCATCGATGTTTAAGTAGACAATTGGTCGTCCAGATGCTTCTTCTTCAGTGAGAGGTTCGTAACTCTTCTCAAAACCTCGGAGAATTCCAGAAACCTTTCCACTTTGTTGCAAAGTCAGATGACCCATTCCGCGACTAGAAATGCGATCAGTTGCAATACTCACCAATGCGGGAACATCAGGACTAGAATCCGGAACAGTCGTGCAAACAACGTAAACCAAGTTCTGAACAGCCATATTCCTTCGAGTATCTTCGCGAATACGCTTGTTGTGGTGGCACTTGTCGGCTAGCAGAACCTTGTACGATTGATCAGAACCCTTCTCTCGGATAGCCTTGAGAAACAACTTCTTGTTTCCACCGAATTCGTCTTGGTTGAGACGTACCGAATGCATGCCACTCTTGCGACACAAAAAGTTCAATGATTCCATAATCGATGTCTTCCCGATTCCAGGAATAGAAATCATCATGACTTGGGTCTGGCTCATCTCTTCCTCGGACTTGATAATGTCGTCAAGATATTTCTGGCGCTTCTCGAAATCCAATAGATCGAACTCGCGCTTCTTGGTTACCCAAGATGAAAACAGAGTAGACCATTCGTCCGGAGAAACTGTCATACGACAAAAACCGTAAAACTGCTTAGCTTCAATCTCAAAGGAAGGGTAGTCTTCCATTTCAACATGAAGACGACGCAACCTGTTTTCGAGATCACCAAGTGTAGCACGGGCCCTCATCTTCTCACGAACAGCACGCCATCCAACATAATTTCGGTTCTTGTACTTATACACAAAACCAACATGAGTTGAACCATCAGGGTATCGATAAACCACATAAACGACAGCACCCTCAGAGTTAGATTGCTTGAAAAACTGATCGCGGATTTCGTCGCGTTCAGACACATCCTCAACATCTGAAAACGGAACCTGCTTGTGAATACGCGTAACATCAAATCCCAGATCCGACATCCGGTCAATCGAAACAAGTGGACTCTCAGCAACCAAACCGTTCGAACTTTCGTTGTACTTTGTAATTGCAAAGAAAATCAGCATATCACGTTCGTAACTAACAAGGTGTTGGTCAGTCAAAAGACATGCTTCGAAGTTGTAGTTGCAACCATTGTCAATTGCCTCACATATGAAAGAGTCGCGTTGACCAACTGACATTTTAGTTGTCAGATGTTGATTGATAAGACGTGCAAATTTCGAGACAAAACCGTATCGAACTTCGCTATATAGCGGTAATGCGAGATCTTCGTCTGAATGATCAAGTCGAAAAACGAGATGGACATTCTTGGATCCAACTGTGACGACTGTACCAATTCTGGGATGTTCGAACATGGAAAGGTTCATCTTGGCCCCATTCTCCTTCGTCGTGTAAATTTCTGCAACCTTGACTGCACCTTCGGGAACATCTGCCTCGTAAGGGCCAGCCTCATCGCCGAACTTACGGTTTCCGGCAGAAACGTGAATCAAATCTCCATCGGCAAAAATGAAACACATTCCACGGGTAAGACGCTCCCAAACTTCTCGGTTCTTCTTTTTTTGGTAGACCGCGTCGTCGCACCCTCGGTGCGCAATCGACCAATCTACAATCTCAAAGTTTACCTCTCCAATGATAACCTTTCGAGAAACCTTCCGTGCAAATGGAGACTTCTCGAAAAAATCAAGAGACTCGTGAACAAACGGGGCGAAAGACATTTTGCGAATTATTGTGTAATTCGAACCGTTAATAACAACATATCCTTATTATAATAGACATCACAAAAGTTGAATTTTTCAATTTTTCGGTGTGAGATCCAATATATGTAAAATAAAGAAATGGAAGGAATGTTAGGACCAATTACACAAATATCGACTAGTTTATCTGTATTGTGCACTTTTGTAATATGTATGGGAATTGTGAATGCAATTTTGTTTGTGATGGCTGTAATGTATAAAAATAAACAATTAACGGTTTTGGATAACGATACAAATTTAGATCATGTAAATACAAATGATATTACATACATCAGAAACAATGAATTGAATAATTTAATTGATGAACTAAAGAGATATGATATTGAGAATGATTCATCAACTATCATATTAACGGACAAAATATATGGTGATGATTTTTCTTGTAATGAAAAAAATATTCAAATGATAAATAAAGTCAAGAAATATATATACGATATAGAGGACGAAGATGCTATATCGTACTTTTTCTTTTGTTTGGATGAAAAAAAGATTTTAAATATAATTCTTAATACCCATGGAACATATTCGCATGTAGCTGAAAAAATAGTTTATTCAATTAAAAAAAGATCAGGAAAAACTAAAGTTTTTGTACTATTGAATGCTGAAAGTGGAGGCACTGTAATATCACTAGTCGCAGACGATCTGTATATGCATTCTTTGGCAAATCTAGGGCCTATTGATACTCAATATAAAATTGATGAAGCCGAAGAGTCATTTTCAATGTGTACTTTAATAGATTGCTTTAAAAATAGTGAACCAACCGACGATATAACTAAAATGAGATTACACGAAGCAAAAATCACATATTTGGCAGATATAAAACTTTTAAACGATATCGCATCATATACCAAAATGGATAATGTAACAAAAAAGAATCTAAAAAGGAATTTACTAGATCAAAAATATTTGCACGAAAAACCATTTTTTGTGGAAGATTGTGCAAATCTTGGATTAAAAATAAAAAGAGATATACCAACACAAATTTCTGATATATTTATGTCATTTATGCGTTTCAGTGAGACATTTATTAACGAAGATTAATACAAATTTATTTATCGTGTGTTCTTTTGTTATAGATTTTTAATATAAATGTTTCGAAAAATTGATAAAAAATAATATTAATATGTATATTATCCATATTATTCAATATTAATTACAACAGAAGCAAATGTCGGAATTCTTTAAAGCACCATCTGGAATAGTATATGAATCGTTTCCTATTATGTTTATCCAAAAAATGGTTAGAAGTGAAGATGATAAAGAAAGTATTAATAAACAAATACAATTATACAAAGAAAATTGTATATCTGACGAACAAAGATGTCCACTTGTAACTGTCGATATGCTTCTTTTTTACGAGGACCCATCTGGAAAACTTTATGTTCCAATTGGTCAATTTGATAAAGTAAAAACTGTTCTTTCCGGAGGAACACAAAGAATTACTGGTGCAGTAATGTCTGGTGGTCATGTTGAAGCATCCGAAGATCCTGATATACCGACTACCGCATATCGAGAACTCGAAGAAGAATTTGGGATTACTGAATATAAAGTTCCACTTCAACTTGTAATTGAATATACTCATATGAATGTTGATCCAAGGAATAGACTTATCACACATATTTTTGTTGGCGTAACTAAACAAAAACCACACCCAACAGAAGAGATGTCTAAAGTTGCATTAGTTCCCGCCAAAGAATTATACGATATTATTAGGGATCCGACAAAAAAAGTAACATTTCCAGATGGAACAACTTTAGACTTTGTTTTGGGACACAGAGATAAGATATATTGTGCTATGATGTGTGGTTTAACTAAAAAAATAATGGGTCTTTGTTAGTAAAAATCATTTAATTTATTTCGTGTTTTGTGAAGTTAAAAATAGTAGTACATATGCAAAAAATGGAAATAATCCTCATGGTATATATGTTGCAACAAATGAAAAAGATGTACGAATTAAATATATTTTTATGTTTTCTAGCAGATGTTCTGCTAATGGAGACAAGATAACAAAAAAATTTAGTGATGAAATATTTAAGGAAAAAATTTTACATCAAAAAATAATTATAAGAAAAGGAAATAAACGTCTTATAAAAGAATTGGCATCTATTGCTAAATCTAAACAATTCAAAATATCTTTGCCGATAACAGATAATTATTACAATTGGATAGTTACATTTAGACCAAAATATGAATTAAAAAAAAAATTACAAGAAAAAAAAATTAAAAATATTGAATTATCAATTTCTTTTCCGGATTCTTATCCATTTGATCCACCGTTTATAAATATAAATAAACCTAAATTTTCTTCAAAATCAGAGTTTATTATGGACGGAGGAGCATTGTGTATGGATATATTAGTTTCCAAAAATTGGCAATCAATTATTTCAATGAAATCATTATTGATTCAAATAAAAGTTTTATTGGAAGATGAACAATTGGATGATATAAAATACAATGAACCTTATAATAAATCTATTGCAGAAGAATCATTTAAATCTATGGCAATGGCTAACAATTGGCTATATTGATAATATTTATTTATAAAAAGAAATTTACTAAATTATTAGACCAAGTTAGAAATGTGAATGGAACTATTAGTGCAATTATAATATCAACTGTATAATGACTTTTTGTTAAAAGCGAAAGTAATATCTGAAATAAAAGACAAATTGATCCAAATAATATTCCGGTAAAGTTACAATCAAAATCATACAACATTAATAATATTGTTAACGAATGAGACACATGACCACTAAACATTAAATCATGATGACCAGATGTTTGATGAGCTCGATACCATACATCATTATAAGGATCCGGTGACGGCAAAATAGTTGAACAATAGCAAAATGGGCGTATGACATTCAAGATGCAAATTGCAATTGATATTTTAAGGAAATATATACACATATTTTCCCATTCCAAAGTAAACATAAAACATAATCCAAATAGTAAAGATAATGCTATCGGAATATCCGCATATGCTTTAGGTACATAATATGGAATAAATTTATGGATTTTATCATGTAAAGGACGAACAATATTCATATTAACGTTATTTGTTTTATCTGAACAATAAACACCATACAATCCAGCAATAATACCAGTCGATAATACTAAAACACCAGTAGTTATTTCTATAATAGACATATTTGTTTATCATATAATTATTATAAAAAAAGAACATAAAAAAAGAACATAAATGAAAATCAATTTTTTGGAATAATTATCCAAACCACGAACTAGATTTGTTTTGATCTGTTTTGCAGTTTCCTAGATCAATTTTAAGTTTTTGTATTTCATCATAGATATGCAACAATTTCTCATTGGAAGACATCAACGAAAATTTCAATCTATCGAAATCTTTTGTGTAGTGTCTCACCAATTTCATACAATTTTCCGGTTCTGATGGATTTAAATACTCCATAGTATTTTTAGAATGGAACATTATTGGCTTATTATTGTACACTTTCAATGTATATTTTCCTATAATTTTCCCATTAGAAATATTTTTAGCATGAATCTTAATATTTTTATCATGATAATAAACTCCTTCGCCATCTGGAACACAATCTTCAAATTCTCCTCTATACTTAATTTGTCTATCACATCTATCGTAAAATAATGTTCCTTCTCCGTTATATTGTCCGTCCTTCATATCCCCGTAATACTTTAAGTTTCCGGAGATGTAATGGTCACATCCTTTAATGGTTTTTGAATAAGTCTCAATTTGAGTTTTAAAATTTTGATATGAAGAGCTACTGTCTGCATCAAATTTAATACCAATACGGTGATCTCTCATTATTTTCACAGTGTAACCTCCAACTGGACTTTCCGAAAATTTCACACATTCCAAAAATTGATTTGTCAGTATTTGCTCATATATGAGATTTCCAGATTCTAAAAGAATTTTCACATCAAATGTTTTTTTTTCCATTTCACCATCTACTTTAAATACTTTCAAAAAAATCAAATTTTCATCCATAGACAATTTAATAGAATCAAAAACGACAATACCGTCTCCATTCTCAGACCATCCACTTTCAATATCATGTTTAAATAATTTAACTAAATAATATTCCATACTAATTGTTTTGTTATTGGTGTTTAATAATAGATAGTTAAATAAATAAAACTCAATTTTTTGCATTTATCCATTTTGCATTTATCCATTATTCATATAATTAATTAAATAAAATCAAAATAAATAAAATTAGAAATCACTAACATAAGTTGGTTTTTTAACTTCATTCTTAAATTTAATAGAACCATAACTAAATATTCCAGCTTTCAATATTAGTTCCTCAAATATCCAAACAAATGGATCTCTTATACCATCGTCTTCTTTTGCTGATACTAAAAATTTCTTAGATTTGGAATCCCAAGATATGTTAATAGGGGATCTTGGATTTTTAACTTTATCTTTTTGATTCCCACAAATAGCAATTGGGACATTAGGACATACTCGTCTAGCATATCTTAACCACTTATTAATTCCTCGAATACTTTTTGGATCATTGAGATTATACATCAAAATTATTGCATCTGACCCGTAAACATATGCGTCGCGTAATTCTCCAAATTTTTCTTGTCCAGCAGTGTCCCAAAGATGCATGTTAATGTCGCCAATATTAGATTTATATTTTAATTCTACAACCGATCCACCAATAGTCGGTTCATATTTTTTTTTAAATTTATACTCGTCCGTATCTCCTTTAGATAATCTTTCCGAAAACGATGTTTTTCCAACACCACCTCCTCCGATTAATACGATCTTGTATGGAATTTCTCTTGGTTTACTAAATGCTGAAAACATATTATTTATTAATTAATCATTATATATAGTAATACTATTTATCGTTATCTTAATCAATTTTTTTAATGAATTAAATCACTAAAAAAATATTTTAATTAAATCTAAACATTTTTTTTTTGGTAAAAATAATAAAAAATTAGTAAACATGTTATCACCAAAAATATAACTAGAGCATGATTTTTTCCAAAAAATCCTAATTTTGTAGCATCAATACTTTCTCGTAATTGCGAATTTTCGACATGTTCAGTTGTCGGTTGGTAAACAAATTGTGATATATTTTGCGTTGGTAACATACCATATTTTTGAACCAAATACGTTGAGCAATCTTCTGGTATTCTTAAATGATCAGATGGTTGACTTTGTTGAAGTCTCTTATAATAAAAATCTGGATTTTGTAAACACATTTTTAAATCATAAAGTATTAAATCACTGGCACTTGGTATATTGTCTACATGTGAACCTGGGTTAATTTTATCCAAAGAACTCCATGTTCCGTGAACTAAATCTTTTAAATCCATTGGTTGGTTATCCATAATATGTAAATGATAGATTTTTTATTTGGACTATTTAACTCAAAATAAATCAATTTATAATATTCTTTTTCACAAAATGTTTAACACCTCTCAAACTTTTGAATCTATTTTAACTACTATTTATCCACCTTTGTACTGCTACAAATCTTCTGTGTATATCGGATCCACCATATAATTTGTAATCGGAAGAATTCCAACCGTTTTCATCGGATGCTGAATGTTTTACTCTGTATGTTCCACCATCGCCATCTGTAACATATACATATTCTTGGTCTGTATAAATACCTCGAATATCTGCAGTACCACCAAGATTTTTCCATTCGTTTTTATTTACGTTTCCATTTTCGTCTATTTTTATACGCCATAATGAATGCGATGCAACATATTGATATCCACTTGTATTTGTTTTATATTTATCGGCAGTCATTGTATGATTTCCGGTTATAGAACAATCATTCTCGAAAGTACTTTTACCTGTAACACCCAAATCACCATTAACCGATAATTTACCTCCGATCGATAAATCACCGTTAATAGCTATTGAATCACCACTATTTATTTTATTAGCCAATACTCCCAAATTTTTGATAGATCGGTATTCTTCAGCAGTAAGACCGTTTTTATTCAAAGGAACGTTTGTGATATGTTCTTTTTTGTTTTTAGATAACTCATTATATATTATGTATACAACTACAATTATAAATATATGTATCGGTTTGATTTCTAACATTTATATATTAAGAAATCAAAAAAATTAAAATTCGTAAGCTATTCTTATTTTATCTAATAATTTTTCTTTTGACATATTTTCAATTCCATATCTAGGAATATATCGTATAATCCAATCTAATAAATCTTTAGTCGAAAAACAAACTGTTTGTTTAAATTTTTTAATAGTTTTTGTTTTTTTATCGAAATATCTTCTGTACATTTTACACTTTCTTGGTATTTTTGGCAAAGACAATGTTGGATATATTCGTTCCTTTATTAAATACAAATCGAACATAGCCAAATAATTTAGTTTATCGGTAACACGAACCTTTCTTCTTTCTATTTCAGCATCTAGTATCATGAACTTCATACCTTGAAAATAAAAATGATATTTTGGGTTAAAAATAGAATCACACAGAGATTCAGCACCAAAACTATGTGTCCATTGTTTTGCCCACTCATCAAAATAATCCCTCCAAATTAGATCTTTTAACCAAGCATCTAAAAATATGTATTTCGTTTTTTTCTCTTTAACATCGTTAATCATAATTTTCTCAAAATCTTTAGTTTGATATTTATTTATTGCAGAGGGACAAACTATTAAATCAATATCCCTAGTATTTCTTAATCCGTATGCAAATAATACAGCACCACTTTGTAAAATAAACCTTATTTGATCCAATGGAGTAAATTTTGAAGTTAACCATTTATTATACGTATTTACAAACACCATAGATATACAATTATGTTTTTTGACAATTTGTTTCACATCTTGTTTTTCCAATAAAGACAAACTGTTCTTATTTAAAACAATCATTGCAACTCTTTTAACCTGATTAAAATCATGTAATATTATTGTTTTGTCTACATTGTCATTATTATCTGATTCATAAAACATAATATTTAAATTGGTATCATAATCCCATTCCAAACCATTCAATTTATCTTCTAAATCTTTCAAATCATTATCTTGATATATCTGATATAATAATCCCAAACATGCTTTGTTTGATAATTTAATTTTTTTAATACCAGCAACTTTAATACCTTTCAATTTAGGTATTTTATCTGATTGCGATATTATTACTTTAATATTTGGTCTACATTGTAAATAATAGAATATAATCTGTTCTAAATATTCGTTTTTTATATCTATTGGTGGTAACAAATCATAATCATCAGTAGCTTTTAATAATTTTCTGAAGTAATCGCCATCTGATTTTTTAAAATATTTTTGTAATATTTGTATTGGTGTTTTGAAATCGAACATATCAATATTTTCGAATAATATTTTTTTATCAGGTTTATACCAACTATCTGCTGAATTATGAAAAAAGTTTCTATTTTCTTTTTTTATTTTTCTTTCTTGAATAAGAAGATCTACAATATCTATACCCATTTATAATTAAAAATCATAAAAAATATCAACGAAACACAGTGTAAAAATATAAATAATCTGTTAATATATATAATATTGTATAGATGAAATCAATAGATACTAAAAAATTTAATATACATTTTATATCATTGCGAAAAAATAAAGAAAGATCTAAAAATATTTTGGATATAATAAAAAAACATAATCTAAAAGCAACAATATTTCCGGCAATTAATGGATTAAAAATAAATTACGAAAATAGTATCAAAGATGGTTACATTACTACATTGACTAAAGAAAACATGAAAGCTGGTGCTATAGGGTGTGGTTTATCACATATAACATTACTTGAACAGTTTCTTAAATCGAAAAAAGAGGTAATAACTGTTTTCGAAGATGATGTATTTTTTCATTCTGATTTCGTAAAAAGATATTCTGATTTTTTTGACAATGTACCGAAAGATTTCGATGTTTGTCAAATTTTACATCATCTTTGGAATAGAGATGAAAAAGTTAAAAGTGAATATAAAATGGACAGCAAATATGTTATGAAAGGATACCCACAACTTGGGGCGGTTGGTCTTCTTGTATCAAGAAATGGTGCTAAAAAATTATTATCATTATGGAAACCGTTAGTCGGAACGATTGATGGTATATTATTAAAAGCTGTTAAAAATGGATTTATTAAAAGTTATGCGCCAGTAAAAGACATTATTAGAATGCCATATTCTTTCCGTTCGACTATTTGGTCAACTACATCTAAAATACGCAACAGACAAATTACTGTTATAATACTTTTAGTATGCTTTTGTTTGTTAATATGGGTATTTTCTAAAAAATAAAATTACATAAAAATAATAAAAATTGATTTTTTATTATGTTTATACTAACAATTATGTTTTTATAATATCAACATAGAGATGCAGACAATACAAGAGGAATCGGTGCTAACTATTATTCAACCTCCTTTGACAACCGAAATAAATTTTTTCGAAAGTGGTTATGGGTTAACAGGTGATAGCAATGAAGAATATGTAACGTTTTACGAAAATAAAGATGATAGTTTTATACATAAATTGAAAAAAACTATCGAAAATAATAAAACAATATCAAATCCTGGTTTTGCTGGATGTAAATTATGCAAAAATCTTATTGCAAGAGATGAATATAAATTAACGAATAAAAATGATGTAACTTTTGTTTTTCCTAGTGGAATAAAGCACTATTTTGAATGTCATTGCATAAAACCAAGTCCAGAATTTCGAGAATTTATAATGAATTTTTAATTTATGTAACAAATAAATAAATAATTACAAATCTATAATTTCATCAACCATACCTCTTTCCAGGGCTTCTTCCGCTGTCCAATAAAGATCGTGTTTGCAAAATTCTTCAAGTTGTTCATCTGACAAAGTTGTGTATTTTTTATACAATGCATTTGCTTTAGTTGTCAATGTTTTGAAATTAACTACAACTTCTTCAATCGCATCAAGTTTTCCCCATACCATTCCACTCATCTGATGAATTAATATAAATCCAGTAGATGAAATAATTCTTTTTTTACCAACAATACTTAACATAGTCGCCGCACTTGCGGCTCTACCTTCAATAATAGTGTGAATATCGTATCTAAAAGTTTTTATTAAGTTAGTAGCCATAAATCCGTCAAATACAGATCCACCACCGCTATTAATATGTAGTTTAATAATCTGGGGTTCAATTTTAGAAATATCCATATTATTATTTTCCAGTGATAGCTTCATCATTTGCAGTTTCGCAATATCCAATCTGGCAGCAACAGCATTTAATTCTTTAATCAACTCGGAAATACTGTTTCTATCTACACCAGTATGAAAATAAACATCGTTATTTATGGAAAATACTCCTGGTCCACCTCTATCAGAACAAGAATTTTCAATTCGAGCTTTTTTTTTCGGTGGTTCATCGACTACTTCCGCTTCTTTCGCCGATACGGAAGCTTCTTCTTTTTTAGACAAGCGTTTAATTAAATCGTGTTCTCCCCAATAAGCTGACATTATTATTATATATAACATCAATTGTAATACACCATTTACTCAATAATTATCAAATATTTATATGTCTAATATATATATATATATATATATAATGAAAATAAGTAAAATAAGAATATCTATCGCGGTATTGGTGTTTTTTATAGGATTAGTAATAGCATATTTTGGGTATTCCAAAAAATACGATGTTGATCCATCAGCAAATTGGCCCACAATCAATGGACAAGTAAAATCATCAAAAATTAGCAGAACATTGGAAAAAACTCAATCGAATGCTGGAGTTTATAATGCCGGAATTATGGGTACTCATGTAAATAACACAAGAAGAAATATATATAACTTTTTCGTCGAATTAGACTATTCATATACGGTTGATGGTGAAGAATACAGAGGAAGTCAGATATATCCACACAAAGATCCCTCATTTACAAACGAATCCGAAGCAAATGATTTGAAAACACGTTTTTATAAAGGAAAAAATGTTATTGTTCATTATAACGAGTCAAATCCAAATGAATCTTATTTAATATACGAAAAACCATCAATTATATTTTATGTTATTTGTGCAATATTATTCGTAGTTGTTTTTCCACTTTTATCTTTATTTGCAAATATGAATTTTAATAACACGTTTGTTTCCGGTAATAGAAATACATCAATTTTTGGAAATAATCAAAATACTTCTGGACTAGTTGGATATCAACAACCAACAATGATAAATTTATCAGTCTGATAATCTAAATAATATCTATAATTTTGTAATTGTAATTTTACACCTTTTCCAATTTAAAACGCCGACATAGTCAGCAGAAATTAGAAAAGGTTTGAAGTATTACCTTCAAGTAAAAACAACTGATGAACCCCGTTTTACCTCTTCAAAAGAAAAGTCAGGGTTTGAAGTTCTACAAAATTGTTTTGGTCGTATTTTTGATTGTATCCAACTTTTGGATATATGTAGCATGTTCATACAAGCGTTCATATCTCGGTTCATAAATGTAGTATTTTTGCTTTCTGAGCCACTACTTTTACAACCACGACATACTAATACTCGATGAAGATTATTGTAATGTTCTAATTCACAATTACAATGACTACATAATTTAGATGTTCTAAATTCATCAACTAATACGACACTAAATTTCTTTTGTATCACTCTTCTTAAACCTACTCCTTTCGTAGGCATAATGTATTTCATTTGTTTATTATTGCTCCAATTACCATAACACAATAATAAATCTTCTTTATTTCCATAAGTTTCTTCAATGCGATTTAAAAATTTATCTTCGCTTTTTCTTTGATATATCCAATTTCTCCATTTTAATTTTCTGTAAAGTTCCTTCTCATAAAAATCCCTTACTTTATCATTTAACTTTGATTTTTCAGTTATGTATTTCTTGAATTTATTATAATTAACAGATTTACAATTGTAAGATGATAATTTTGTTTCCTCCTCAATAATTTTATTTTTTTGTTTTTCTCGTAAAATAATTTTATTACATCGTTTTCTTAAACTTTCTCTGCGACGCTGACAACAACTATATCTTAACTTATTTTTATTTTCATCAAGCATATATACTAATGAATTTTTTCCAGGGTCAATAGAAATTATTTTTTTTGATTTACACATTTCTAAATCTTCATTGCACAACTCAGCAATATACACATCATTATCTTCATCTATATTTTTATTCTCTTTGTATCTTTTACCGCTTTTTTGAAAACAAATAGAAACACCTATACCATCAGTCAGTATTGTTTTGTATTCATAACCATTCATCTTCATAACCTTTTTATTGGTTTTGAATATTTTATCCCATATATGATTTTTGTATTTTTTAGTTTTCTTATTCATTTGACTTTCACCTTTACTTTTGAATAATGATAAAATAACATTTGTATCTATTGTAATGTAAGATGGTATAATTGTGTTTCGCAATGATATTGGTTGAAACAACTTTTTAATTTTACATCGCTTATCTTCTTCTGTTAAATCCTTATTATTTCTAATAGCATTGTTTAACTTTTCTATTGTTTCATTCATTTTAATAGTGTAAAACAAATATTTTTCTGGTTTTACTTTCACATCATAACCATAACATTTTTCATATTCTTTTGGTAAATAATTACTCTTTATATTTTCACCCCATCTTTTATAATTTTCTGGTATTTTATCCATCTTATCAAGTAGTATTAAATTTTTAATTTTGTTAAAGTCATTTTTATCCATATCATCAATCGGTTTCATTACATTCATAAATCTACGCATACGAGTAATAAAATGTTCTTTTAGATTATTGTTAAACGATGTTTGTATTTGCTGTGCTAAATAAGGAGTAATGTATGATTTGTTTTTTAAATTATATTTTGGTTTATTGATGCAAGGTTGATATTCTTTATCATAAAAATCATTGAGTTCTTTTTCAAATACTTTATTCGTTGCTGTTTTTCCTCGCTTATCTCTAATACCACCAGCACGAATAAAATATAATATTGTATCCTTATCTAATTGAGGTATAGTTTCGTTCATGTAATATTTATGTAAAATAAACAATCGTATGAACTGATATGTTCTGATTACGATTTCATTACATTCTAAAACTAAATTATTTATGATAGTAAAATTAGTTTCGTAATCTTTTAGAACAGATTTCAAACTTGTTTTCACCACAATAAAATTACCTCGTGTTTTTGGTTCAAATACGGATTTTTGTATTTTATCTTTCGGTTTCTTTTTCCTCTTTTTCCTCTTTTTCATCTATATAACTACTATACATTTTATCTTTATATATTTTAACGCAATTATATAAATATTTCTAAATAATCTTATATTTTTTAGTTCTTGTTGTTTCTTCATTTTCAATATTTAACACATAATCCATAACATACAATTCTTTATTATGAAATTTTAAAATATAACGAATAATGCTTAAACATCGTCTTTTACATTTTTGTCCATTAACACCAATACAAGAACTTGCTGGATAATATCTTTTTATATCGTCGCTTAAGTCAATTATGCTTTCTTGTAATTCATTTTTATTATCTAAATCATACAAATAAAAAGTAAAGTCATTATTGTAATTTAAAATATTTAATAATTTTTCTAATAGTTCCTGTTGCTCTTTTTTATATTTTAGTAATTTCTTTTTATCGGGCATAGTTATTATATTATAATGATTAATTTTTAAATATATATTATATAAGTAATATGGCTCCGCATAAAAGCGAAGATTTTAAATTATCTGCTGTAAAACATTACTTAAAAATAAAAAATCAAACTGAAACTTGTAAAATATTTGGTTGTAGCGAACGAAGTTTAATGAGATGGGTTAAAAAATTTAAGACCACCAAATCAGTAAAAAGAAAAACAAGAAAATATGTAGCATACAAGATTAAAAAAGAATATGTTGATTTTCTCAAAAAGGGAATTAAAAATGATAAAACGATTACTATTAGTGATTTAACAAGTAAATTAAATCAAAAATATAACGAGCATTTAAGTAAATCGCAAATAACAAATGTAATAAAAGACAATAATATTACATTGAAACAAACAAAAATTAGACACGAACCAAAAACACGATACAAAAAACCAATAGACATAAATAAACAAATAGATGAATTCTACAAAACAATACAGAAATACAAGTTAAATGATATAATTTCTATAGATGAAACATCATTAAATGCTTATGAAGTAAGAAAACATTGCTATGAAACAATTGGTAAAAGATGCGTAATTAAAACACATAGTCAAGAAGTATTCAAGAAATATACAGGTATATTTGCTATTAGCACAAAAGGAGTTATTGGTTATGAAATATATGATAAAGGAGGCATAGATAGTATAAGATTAGTAAATTTTTTGAATAAATTTATAGTCAACAAATATAAGAATAAACTTATTGTATTGGATAACGCAAGTTCTCATAGAAATAAAAATGTCAAAGATGTAATACAAAAAGACAATAAATTATTGTATGCCGTTCCATATCAACATTTTACAAATGTTATTGAAGGATATTTTAGTGTATTGAAGAGTAAATTACGAAAACAGAATGATGTAGGATTAGAAAAACTCAAACAAAATATTAGAAAATTAATAAAAGAAATTCCAAAAACAACATATAAAAAACTTTTTCAGGGAAGTTATAACAGAACTAAGAAATATATACCAAAGAAATCAAGAGCGAAAACGTTGAAAATCTATAAATAAGTCGGCGTTTTAAATTGGAAAAGGTGTAAATATTACAGAGGTATATTATCAACCTTTTATTTTTTTTAAATGTTAATATTGAATAATATGAAAGTATATGTCATACGATCATCACGTGATTTTGATAAATACATTTATGATTTAGAACAATCAGCCTATACAGGATCAACACCTTCAACATTTGCAGTGGGATTTGACACAGAAAGAATTTCAAAATATTCCCATCCAATTGAATATACTCAAAGGTATAAATGGGTAGAAAATACGAAATGTGATCAAATAGTTTGTACAATTCAAATATCAACAGATTCGATATGTTTAATAATACATTTGCCAAGTATGAAATTACCATTGCCAAAAAAATTATTAAAAATAATAACAAATGATTCGTGGCTAAAAGCAGGAGTCGGAATTGGAGGAGATTTATCTGAATTATCTAAAAACTATAATTTGGGACAATGTAACGGGGGTATAGAATTAAGTAGTTTCGCGCTAATAGCGGGATGCACGAGACCGAACCTTGGAAATCTTTATAAAATTTTGTTAGGGAAAGAAGGTAAAAAGGATCATGGGAGTTGTAATTGGGCTTTGCCATTAACAAAAATAGGTATTGAATATGCATCGAGAGACGCAATTATGGGTCATAAAATATATAAAATAATGATGCAACCAACAATTAATCAATTGGAAACAACATTTTTGAAAGATTCTGAATTGGATTTGGATATTCTTTATTATGATTTCCCTAGAATAGACCAAATAAGGAGATTAAATAAATGGAGTAAAACTCAAGAAATAGAAGAACCATCGTTTAAAACAACATGTACACATGATAATTATATATCAATATGTCATTTTGGAGGCGAAATGACAGAAGGAAATGGATCGACTAATATGGAATCAAAAAATAATTCGGCTAGAGAAATGATTAAATTGATGTTTGGAAAGTGGTAATAAAATTTATTATTAATTTGTTAGTTAATAATAAAAATTGAATTTATATATCGTTATACAGTAATATATAATAAATAATTTAGAGAATTACACCGACCGATATTTAAAATGAGATAAAATATCTCAAAAAAAAATTAAGAAATTCTAAATATCAGTGGTAGCATATTGCTATGCCTAAGAACATAAGTTC